TTGCTGACATGTCGTGCGACTTTCTGTCACCTCCTGTCCAAACAAGCAAGCAAGAAAATCGCCTAAGTCATTGAAAACAAAAGCCGCCCGGATGGTGGAATGGGTAGACACAAGGGACTTAAAATCCCGTCCGGCGCTATAAAAATCAATCACTTGACGGCTTTTGTGCAATTTCTGTGCGACTGTGCATAGCGGCAACGGCATCAGCACCGCGCTTCAGATCGCCAGGTAGAAGGTGCAGATACCGGCTCGTGACCGTGACGTTGGCGTGTCCGAGCAGATCGCGAACAGTCGCAAGGCTGCACCCTGCGGCCAGCCACCATGACGCCGCTGTGTGCCGCAGGTCGTGGAAGCGCACGTCCGGCAATCCAGCGATTTCCCGTGCTCGCTCGAAATCTCGGCGCAGTTGGTTGTAGCTGATGCCAAGCGGCAGAGACAGGTCCGGCAAGTCTGGAGGCACAGGCACAAGGCGCGGCCGTCCGCTTTTGGCGTTCTCCGCGGCGACCTCGATGCAGCCGTCACGGACGCTCGATGCGCGGATCACTTCCATCTCGCGTAGCCCGGTGCGCGCTGCCAGACGAACAGCCAGCGCACAGGATGGATTGCTGCAGGCTGCAGCAAGTCGCTCGACCTCGGCCAGCGACAGGTAGACGTATCGCGGTCGCTCGCCGGCCATCAGCTTGATGCGCTGCCCGATCGGCTCGCGCAACCATCCCCACTCAAAAGCCAGGTTGGCGACGCGTCTGATGACGGCAAGTCGGCGGTTGATCGTCGCCACAGACAAGCCGGCCGCGACGCCAGCCGACCGGATCCGGTGGGCAACCTCGACAATCTCGGCAAGCTGCGTGTCCTTGCTGTGCACGAGCACGGCCCGTACTTTGCTCTCAAGCGAAGACGCGCCTTTCAGCATACCGGCATACTCTTCGATCCATCTCGCGATGGCGTCGTCAACGGTGCGCTGCTCAGTCCGATGCTGGCCTGCCGTTGCTTCTGCTCGGCGCGTCGCTTCGAGTCGCAGCGCCTCAGCTTTTCCAGCGCCCGCTCCAGCCGATCCCGAGTATTGCCGCCCGGCGATCTGGAATCGGTAGTGCCAGCGTTCCCCACGCTTGTAGACGGCCATTGCTCGATCCTCCTGGATCGGGCAATGTACGCTTCAAGGTCGCTCTCGGCAATCCTCACGGCGCCGCGGATGCGGATCGTTGCCAGTGCGCCGATGGCAACCTCGCGGGCTACCGTGCGCTCCGATACGGCGAGGCGATTGGCGACGGTTGCGACGGTGAGCAATTGATGCATTTGTCGGGAACGGGGCGATTTATGCGTCAGAAATGACGTCTACTTCTCGTTCGGCGTCTCATCATCGTGGAAAGGTTCAGCCAGTAGCACCCCGCCGCAGCGAGGGCAAAAGTGCGTCTGGTTGTCCTTCGGACCTCCGTCGATGAACTCCCATACCACTCCGCAGGATCCGCACCAAGGCCCGTCGCTGTCCTGAGTCCAGATGCACACATCCTGTCTCGTCACCCCCGTAGGCAGTTGCTTGTTTGCCCATGCCATGTCCATCGCTTATCCCTTCTCCGATCCACCAGCCGCCGAACCCGGCGCTCGTTCGGACGGTCCTGACGGCCCGCCGCACAGCTCCGCGTTAGGCACCACCAATGGCCGCGCCCTCAAGAAGTGCCCATTGGTCAAGCCCTTGCCAAGTTCTCCATCTGGCATCGCGTCGTAAGCGTGCACTAACTCGGTCAGTGCTGTTTCCAGCGCTACAATCGTTCGCTCTGCGTCGGCCAGCGTTTCCCGTGCCGTGGCGTAGTAGGGGGCTTGCTGCATTGCGTCTAGCCTGTTCAACAGTTCCGCGTATTTGCTTCGCATCTCGCTTCCTTTCCTGTCTCGCGCCTAACCCGGCAGTCCAGCGGACGCCCTGCGGGCGCCGCTGACTTTTGCGTTATCGTCTCGACGGATAGCCCGCACGCCTCCACCTCGACCTTATCAGTGTTTCTTTGGTTGCGAATCGGTGGCGGTGCAGGCGGTGCAGGCGGCCTTTTATACACCGGCGGCGGGTTTGTGTTGCTGCGTCTGCGCTGCGGGCCAAGCACTGCAAAAACGGCGGCGCAGCAAATCAACAGCAGCGTGCTTTCTGCCAAGGTCATCAATCTGTCGCCCTTATCGTCTCGACGGATAGCCCGCACGCCTCCACCTCGACCGCTATCAACTCCGTCAACGAGTACGATCGAGCCCGCTCGCGCGGGAGCCCTGAGTATGCCCTGCGGCACGCATAGGTGCACCGCCGCGCGGCCTCGACCATTTCAACCGTCAGCGGCACGCCGGCCTGCAGCCGGTCATGCACGACAGCCAGCGGCGACAGATCAATCTCCAGTCGCTCGCCTTCTACAATCCGCTGCCAGCAGGAGATCCAGCCGTCGAGCGCCGGGCAGGCTTCGTACAGCTCGCCGCCCCATACCGGCATGATGGGCGCGCCGGAATCGGTGCACCACACTTCGCCGGTGCGCAGCGTCGCGAGAAATCCGAAGATCGGCGCAAAGGTCTGCTGCACCTGGACTGCGGACGGTGGGCGCTTCGATCCGCTCGGCATCCGCCGGCGTGGACGAGTGGAACGCGGCATTTCACGCCTCCTTGAGAACCACGTCGAGAGCGGCGCATCCCGACAGCCGCATGCAGTACACGTTGACCTGCTCGGAGATGCGGCGCGCCAGGTCTTCCGCTGCGCTGTAAGCGGCTGCCTTGCTGGGCATGGCGAGCAGTTCGCGCGTCCGCGGGTCTGCGGTGAACCAACGCTCTTCGCCGAGCTCGGCAAGCTCGAAGGCAGTCGATTGCCAGACCATCGGGCCAAGAACGATTTCTTCGTTCTGCTCTGGTTGTTCCAAGCATGGCTTTGGCGATGCTTCATCGTCCGCATGCGTGGCTTCTTCCGCTGGCTGTTTCGTCGGCTGATCCTGTTTCACCCTGCCGCACTTCTTGAAGTGTTCGCGGCCCTTGTCGGTCACGCTGTACTCGGGCTTGCCGTCGAGCCCCATGCGCCGGGTCAGGAACCCTTCGTTGACCATTTCGCGCAGGCTGTCGTTGACGAGCTTGATGGGCTTGCCGCTGATCTCGAACAACTGCGCCGCATTGGTCGCCCCGTCCCGGATGGCCGCCGAGAACACGATGTCACGGAAGCTCATGCGGCGACCTCCTGAACCGGTGTGCGCGGTTTCTCGAACACGGTCCAGATTGCCGGCGAAAGGCAGAACCATTCCGGAACGCGCCGGCAGACGATGATCAGGGACGGCGCGACAATGCGCCTGTCGGGCGTGCCGCGGCCATAGAGCGTCCACGTGGGCTGCACGCTCAGCCGCGCGACGCGGCCCCATACGAAGGAGTCATCCGTTTCGATCTGGTCGACGACGAGCACCGCAGGCTCGTTCTGTACCGCGCGCTCGATGCCATAGGCGTCCGCCAGCTGCCGGCCAGGGATCACGACAATTCCGCCCGTTCCGCCGGCAATCTGGCGCGCCAGCGTTTGCGCGTGCTGCGATTTTCCGGAAGCCGCCGGCCCGACGATCAGCTGATGCTTGGTGGTGCTCATGTGTTCCTCCTGGTGCTCAAGAAAGATGGTGAACGTGGCCAGCGCCTTGCGGCGGCAGCGTGGATGGGATGAGTCCGAAGTGGCGCAGGATCGGCTCGCACTGCCTGAGCTGGTCATCCGCTTCGTCAGGCACTGCGGCTGCTTGCGGCTGTTGGCAGATGGCGTACCGGTGGAACCGGGTGCGGTTCTTGTCGTCCGGGTTGTGCACGTAGGGCGGCTTGCCGCATGCAATCGGTGTCCGCTGGATGGCGGCGCCGGCCTTTTCGGTCAACTTGGACCATGCTTCGGCATTCACCGGCGAGACGGGCGCAAAGGTCGGCCCGAGATGACGCGTCAGCCAGTCGGCGAGCTCGAATCGGTCGCTTGCGCCGGAGCCGACGGCCTGGAGGATCATTGCGACGTCAACTGGCTTGCGCCAGGCGGCCAGCTGCAAAGGCGGTTTGCCCGTGGCGACGATCCGCACCACGCCGCCGGATTCCTGCACGGTGCGCACTTCGCCCGCATCGACGGCGCGTTTGAGAACCAGGCGAACGCATTCGAGACGGATGCGCTTGACCGCTCTTCCGATGTTGGCGCAGTGGTTGATCATCGCCTGGTGCAGTGCCGGCACGGTGTCTTCGCCTGCCTGAACGGATTTCACGACGAAATCGGAATTCCATGAAAACCGATGCTTCACTGTTCGTCCTCCGGCCCGATGCCGACCTCGATGGCGCGCGCGACGACCAGGACGAAGGCAATCCACAAGGCGATGATCACCAGGTCAAAAACGCTCATGCGGCACGCCTCCCGATCTGCTGCTGCGGCTGCTTGGGCCCCGCCTCGAGCAGCTTGCGATACGCCGCCCGGCAGACGGCTGCCTGGAACTCGGCACGCAGCCGGCGCGTCAGCAGCAGCCGCCGCTGTTCGTGCCGCATGGGATGCTTTGCCGTAGCGCGCCAGGCGTCTTCGATGCCCTGCAGTGCGGCATCGCTGAGGACCATGCGGGTGAATGCCAGCGCCCGCTGGCAGGATCGGTGCGCCGCGCGGGCGCACCTGAAAAGCAAGTTCATCATTTCCACTCCCAGGGAAAGCAGTTCTTGCACAACACCGGCGTGACTCGGCGGCCGGAATCATCAAACCAGTCGCCATCGGGCCACTGCCCGCGGTACTCGACGATCCGCAGGAGCGGTTCGCCGCCGCCGACGATCGCCAGCCTCTTGCGGCCGTCCGTTGCGAATGCGACGCGATGCCAGTCGTGCGCCGTTTGGAGATTGAAGAGAATTTTCACGAGCAGATCGATGCGCTGCCGCTCCGTTTCTGACAGCGCATTGAACGCCTTGCTGATGGCGTTCTGTGTCAGGTCGATGAACGCTTCGTCCTCTTCTGGCGTCACCGGGAAGTCGTCGTCCTGACTCATCTCGGCCACCGCTGCAGGAATGCTTGCGCGCCTGCCTGGACGACCATCTCGAACTCGTCCTCGGTCATGTCGATTGAGCTCTCTTCGGCTCCGATGCGGATGCCGCGCTCGCCGCCGTGGTCGATCACGTCCACGAAGATCGATTCGCCGTCCATCGGGCTTTCGCCGGCCCGATGCACCGCCCATTGCGTAGCCGTCACCACAACCCGGTGCGGATCAAGCGCCGGCGCGCCGGCAGGTTTCACTTTGGCCTTCTTCATGCCATCACCTCGCCAGCCTGTTCGATGAGGCGCGATGCTTCCATCGCGCGCGTCGACCGCTCGACGCGTGCGCCAGACACCAGCGGCAATCCACGCCGCCCGCCGCCGAGCAGATCATCCTGGACGATCTGCTCCTCAAGCTCGGCGAGCAGGTTTTCCTGAACTGCCAAGCTCATGCCGATGATCGCCAGGCGCAGCGCTCCCTGGTTGCCCGCGGCCAGCGCCGCGCGCGCTTGCTCCAGTCCGCGCTGGATGATGGTGTTGCAGATGGTTCGGTTCATGTGATGCCTCCTTCGTTGAACACGGGGCAACGATAGCAAACAGGCAATCTGCTTGTCAATAGCAACTGCTAAACGGCAAGGCAAAAAAAATCCGCTGCTGCGGACTGGCCTGCCTGGCGCTGTCTATCGCCACATCTTCAGCACACCGAGAGCAGATAGCAAGAACAGTGCGATCAGCGCAGAAGCGGGAATGGCGCCCAGCACGACGTACACGATGATGCGAACAACGGACCAGAAAGGCAGCTTGATGTCGACGACAACGACCTCGAGTTGCTGGCTGGTGGCTTCTGGTTCTGTGGTTGCAGGTGCTGCGCTCTGGCGTTCCTGAACGGTGGTGTCGCGGAAAGGTTCGACCGGCTCTTCGCCGGGAGCCAGGCGCGAGCGCTTGATCTGTTGCGGATGGTCGATGCTCATCCAGGATTCCCCTGCAGTTGCTGGTCCTTTGTGTGGCGCGCTCGGCTGCGGACGCCATACGAAGCGGCGATCACGCGCACGGCTCCCAGAATCTCCAAGTGCGCCCGTGGCGGCAGTTGTCGCATGATCCGCAGCGTTTCGAGAAGGTCGTCAGTGTCTTCGTGCGGCCACGGCGCCGGCGATGCCTCCGCGACCATCTTGGCTTGACTTGGCGCCGGTTGCAAGCCCTGCGTCTCGTCCCGATCAAAATAGTCGTCCGGCAACAGGCACCTGCGCGCCATGTTGATCCGCGCGATCTCCCCGAACGCGCGATGCTTGCCGAGCAGCTGCGAAATGTACGTCTGATTGATCGCCTTCTCTTCGGGATTCTTCGACCAAGCGCGCGCGAAAGCTGCTGGCCCTCCTTGTTGGTCGACCAGCGCGCGCAACTTCTCCAGCGCAGTCTCTCGGTGGTTCATGGCGATATGTTTGATCATTTTGCTATCCTTTTCAATTGACGAGTGCTATTGCAAAACTGGAGAGCACCTGCTATCGTTCGCACATGGACTTAGCAACGTACCTTCAGGAGCCAGGCGCGGCCTCACGTCTTGCCCGCGAAATAGGCAAGCCGGCGGCGATGGTTTCGCAATTCAAGGCAGGCACCAGGACGATCCCGGTGCAGGTATGCATCGCGATCGAGCGTGCGACGAAGGGCAGCGTGCGCTGTGAAGAGCTGCGGCCTGAAATCGATTGGGCCTACCTTTCGCAGCGGGACCAGATCCCTGCCTGATACTTCAACGATAGCAAGCGCTGTGTCCGCGCCTGTCCGAGATTCACGGACAAGCACGGACAGGCAGGCAACAGGGGGAAAGAAGATGGCCAGCAGTGCAGAGCAGTACGAAACGATCGAGGACGCGCTGCGCGACCTCGTGCGCGCTTTGGGCGGATCCAAGGCGGTCGGCTCCAAGCTGTTTCCGACGCTGCCGATCGACCAGGCTGCAGGCCGCGTCAGCGACTGCCTCAACCCGGATCGCCGGCAGCAGTTCTCCCCGGCTGAGGTGCTGTTCCTCCTGCGCAGTGGCAGGGCGGCGGGTCACCATGCTGCGATGGCTTACGTTGCCGCCAGCTGCGACTACGAACCACCGCGACCGCTGTCACCAGCGGAAGAACTCGCCGAGATGCAGGCCGCCTTCATCCGCGCCACCGCCGAGCTCAAAGCAATCGGCCATCGGATCGAAACGATCACCGCACGCGCCGCCTTGAGGACCGCAGCATGACCGATATCGTCGACCAGGCTCAGCACGCCGAAGCCATGCACCTGCAGCGGGCCATGCAATCAGCCAGGCAGGCCGACCCCATGCTCATTCCCTGCGGCACCTGCCACAACTGCGACGCCATCATCCCGCCCGGCACACTGTTCTGTGACGCCGACTGCCGCGACGACCACGCGAAACGCCACGCATCAAGAAAGCATCCCCATTCCCCCTACAGCAAAGCCGAGTTGCGCCCCGTCATCTCCACGCAACCCTCCGCAACCACAGCCGAAAGCACGGGTCCTTCCCAGCCCTCCGC